ACCGTCGAACCACTCGGACGATCCAAGGCCGTACATCAGATCTGCATGGATCTCCTTGCCACCGGTTTCAACTTCCATGACGCCCGAACGCTTGAGACGAGCTGTCGTCGGATAGCTGTCGGAGATGTTATCCGTCAGCCGCTTCCGATGCGACCGCATCGTCAAGGTCCAAGCCGCGTCCCAGGTTTCACTGGTGGTTGCAGCAGCCATAATTGGAACCCCTGTCTATGGGAGCAATCGCTCCCTTTGTTGGCGTTGTAGAGCTACGCCTTCAAACCCAGTGCTTCCAGCTTTGAGGCAAGCTCTGCTTCGGATAAAGCACCCGAGCCATTATCAGCAGCAACAGAGGGAGTAGACGAGGCATTACCAGCAGCGTTGCGCCGGACGCGCTTCTGGCCAGCCTGTAATTGAGCAGACTTCTGGCCAGAAATTCCGGTGAGCAACTCGTACGCTTCAGCAGGCGTGTAGTTCTTTCTCGTCGCCGGATTCGGCACAGCGGTCAGGGCGTTTACCTGCGCCTGATACTGGTCGATATCCGGGTATTGCCGACGAGCGTCCTGTGCAGCGGTGTTCTGTGCCTGCGTGGATTGCTGGACAATATGCACAGCAAGCTGGCGAACCGCGTTCGTCAACTGCTCTACCTGTTGTCCCTGCGTTTCCACTCTCTGACCCACGTCGGTCTTAACGACCTCGCGCATAATATCGAGGGCACCTTGCTCGTCGGGGCCGAGTCGGGCACGAACTGCTGCGAAAGGATCTTCCTCCGGGGAGGTAGCATCCACACGCGCACTCAGATCGTTCTGCTGGTTCTGCAACGTCGCCATCTGCAAGCGTTGCTGCAGAGTCTCGTTCTGCCGTCGCTGAGCGGCCACTTCCTGGCTCTTCTGGGTATAGGAACCCTTCAGTTGCCGGGCCATTGGCCTTAATGCTTCGGGAATAGACTCCAGGTCAGCATCGATGTCGATGCTTGCTGGTCGGTCTGGTGCGCCCGCTGTGGTCGCTCTTCCTGCAGAAGTAGAATCCGATGAAACAGAGCCTTCAATGGTCGGTGCTTCGCTCGGGGACTCAAGGTCGGCCCCCAGATCGATCACTTCACTGTCGGCTGTTTCTTCGGTCGTTCCACTATCTTCAGAAGAGTCCATTTGGACGGCTTCAGTCATCTTATTCTGTCCTTATTCGCCGTGCGGGTCACCGACCCAGTTTGGCAATGTGGAGGAAGGTCCGGGATCAGATTTCTGATAGCACCTGGAACCGCCCGTAGGATCAGACGATTCCTGCACATCCAGTTCCCTCATCAGGCGCTGCTTGTGGCCGTAACTCTCGACCACAACGCCCAGACCCGGCTCGAACTTCCCATACATGGACGAATGCGTCGCATGGATGAAGTTCTGTTTGGGGTGGGCAAACACCCTGTTGGCCTCGCTGCCGCACTCAACGCACGGCCGGCAAGGCGTGACCTCGCTCCTTAATGAAAAGTAAACATCAACTTCCACGAAACCGCAAGTAGAACATTTGTAGTCCTCCATTCGAGGCATGTCAGATACCCTTCGTTATGCGGGACAGGAGCCGCAGGCTCACGTCCTTCTGATGGTCACATCGATAGTCCCTGTCAACCATCACCTTGTATCCCGCCTCAGTGACGCGCTCACAGAAGTGGAAGTCCTCTCCCTTGCCGTCACGCATCTCAAATCGAGGCTCTTGGATCGCCTCGACCAGCTCTTTTTGCAGCACCATACAGCCACAGCCCACGGCATCGACGTTGAACAGGCGCTCTTTGGGCCAGCGCCGCTGGGGGATCGGCGCGTAGTTCTTGTCTGGCATTCTGAACCAGGTGTCCCAGACCAGTCCCTCCATCGTCAGATGCTGGTAGATGCCGTTGAGACAGGGAAATTCGTCGGCATGCTCCAGCAAATTCAGGTTCTTCGGCGGTACCGTATCCGCATCGACCATCCACAGGTGGGTACAGTCGCTGTGCAGAAATTGTTGGCATATCTGGTTCCTGTTCTCGACCACGCCCCAGCAGGAGCAGTGGATGTCAATGTCCGCATCAGGCATTTCTCTGGCAAACCACACCAGCCAGCGCGTCAATTCCCTGTCAATACCGTCGGCAGTGGGAATTCGCAGAAATACCTTCAAATCTCTCTCATTCAGTTCTGATTCCTGTCAACCACAGCACCGGGCTGTGAGATTCTCTGGGCGTTCGAGCGTACGGCCGAGTTGACCGAGCCGACGGTCTGCTGCACCTGGCTCAAGGGCGAACCAGTGCCCCGGCCGTCGCCACCGATACCCTCAATCTTGCCAGTGGGCTGGGTCTGACCGCCACCCCCTCCGGCCTGGGCCTGGAAGGCTTCCTGATGCTCCTGCAGATGCTGCTGTATGGTTTGCATAATCTGCTGGGCCAGCATCTGGTTGGCCTGGGCCAACTGCTGGAACTTCGGATCTTCCGGCAGTTTCTTATGCACTTCAGCGTGGGTTGTATGCTGCTCACCCGGATGCACCCTCACCTGCTGGCCGCTCATCAGCAGCAGATTCTCATACTGAGCAGCCCGCTGGGCGTCGATTCGGGCCGCATCCCCGATGAACTTCTCCATATTCGGCACCCGGAAGCTCTGCAGCACATGGCGCAGAACTTCGTTCCGGGGCACCTGCGGGAACTGCATGAGCCAGGTTGCCAGCGCGAGGGCATCTTCCTTCTCGATTTCCTCAAACATCGGCTTCATCGACGCCGCCTCGACCTCGACGGTGAAACGGGCTGCCATCATATCGCCCCGCACCGCCTCGAACACCGGGTCGTTCTCTGACTCTGCGACGTTGATCAGGAAGGCTTTCGGCTCATAGCGCACATCGCTGATGATCCTGGCGTAGTTGTAGGCCAGTTCCTTGTACACCTGGGCCACCTTGCCCTGCATCCAGTCGCGGTTCAACTGGCCGAACGAGGCTTCCAGTGCCGCCTGCGTGGCGGTGCGCCGGGGACCGCCACCGGAGGTCAGCGACGAGACATTGAGGATCTGCTCCTGGTAGTTGCGATAGTCCGACTCCAGGCCCAGTTGATCGGCCGGGGGCGTGGCCTGCGTCATCTCTGAGAAGGAGTTGTGTACGTCGTCCACCCAGATGATCTTGCCGTCCTGGGCCTTGTCGATATCGTCACCGATATCCGGATTGTTGGCCTGCTCTCCCTTGCGGCCCAGGATCGTGCGCGAGTTGCGCTTGATGCCGTCGGCCCGCCGGGTCAGCGACTCGACAATGCCGGCCTGGGTGTCTTCGGCGTAAGCCATGACCGGCAGGCCGTAGAACTCTTCCGGGGTATTGTCGTAGGTCAGAGACGTATAGGGCGTTCCGTTCATCACCAGGAAGCCACCCTTGGGGGTGAAATCGTCGGTGGCGACCATCTCGCCGGTAAGCGGGTCCGGTGCCATGCGGGTTTCCCCGGCAAGGAACGGATGATCGATCTCCAGCACCGGCTTCTTGACGCCCTGTGCGAAGATGTACTGTTTTTTGTGAATACGGTCATGCACCTCGCGGAACAGCACATACTCTCCGAGAGTGCGTGAGTCTTCCTGGGCCTTGCGCTCAACGTCCTCGCCCTCCTGATCCGACTCCCAGTCTCCGAGCATGAGATCTTCCCGGTCGTCGGCGGTCAGGGGCTTGATATCGCCCTTATGCTGCAGGCGGTCGTCGGCTTTTACGAACTCCATCGGCACCAGCATTTTCTCATAACAGTAGCGTTGGTGACCGAACACATGGTTGGGCGTGACGATATCGCCAAAGAAGTTGAACGGGGACACGCGCAGGGTAGCGACCATGCCGTTCTGCAACGTATCGTTGGCCACATACGGCGGCATCAGATCTTCATCGCCGCGAGGGTTGACCACGGTCTTGAGGATGCCACGGTAGGCGAACAGGGCATCGAACACCATCTGCTGCACATGCGCCTTGGCGTCGGACAACTCCAGCGCGTTGTTGATGGTGCGCTGCATGATTTCCGCTTGAAAAGCCTTCTGCGGGGCTGATACACGAAAGAAGATGCGCGGGTTCTGGAAGACGATGGAGGCAATGATCTGTCGGGCCAGCGGATAGAACTGCGAGATCTTGCGGGTCTTGCTGGAATCGAGCGACACCACGTCGTCAAAGTCGAGCCGGTACTGTCGATGCAGCCGACGCCAGCGACGGTGATGCTCCTCCATGAACTTTTCCGTATTGATGAACGTGTTTTGCCAGAAATCTATTTTATCCTGGATCATGCTATGCGCCTTTGCTTGGCGACCGGCAGCTGGTCGAGGACGTTGCTGCCAAAGAACGGGTTGGCATTCTGACTGGGCATGGCGCGAGATGGCTGATACAGGTGCATCACCGCGTAACGCAACTCGTCGGCGGCGTGGTCTTCGGTATGGGTGTCGAGGTCTTCGGGGTTGCTCTTGGAGCGGGGCAGTGAGGGTATCGTGCGGCAGAGATTGTCGTTCCAGCCGTCGAAGCAATGCAACTTGCGCTGGGCCAGCATGTCGTTGATGACCCGCCAGCCGGTGACGCGGTCGTTGTTGGCCTTGGTCAGGGAAAGGCCCTGCTGCAGAAACACGTCGGCCGGCGACTGGTTGACCACTTCCGACAATCTCCGCTTGACCCACATGGAGGGATCGGCAAAGATCTGCTGGGGTCGGCGGCCGTTGGTATGCGGGTTGGCCGCGATCATCCGGTCAATCTCATAGGCATGTGTGGAGGCGGTGGCGCCGGCCTGGTAGTATTCGCAGAGCCGGTAGACATGGCTGTCGTAATCGATGGTGTAAAGACCAAATGACGTAGGCGAAGATTCGCCATAGTCCAGGCCCCCGAACAGGGGCCAATGCTCTGGAATTTCAAATGAGGGGATGACACAGTATCTGGAATTCCAGTTGGTGAAGTAAGCTCCGAGGGAGACAGACCAGTCACCTTCCAGCCAGGCCCGTACCAGCTCGGGATCGCCAACGGACTGCAGCCTCTTGATATAGAGCGGGTCCGCATCGAGCAGGATCTTGTTGTCGGTGACAAGCGACTTGATCCACATGCGGGGAATGGCCGACTTGTCGTCCTGGATGATCGTTTCCGGTGCGCCGGCATCGATGAAGTATTCC